TCATTTATTGCTAGCAGGTATGAACATTTGGATTGCACCCATCACAAGTTCTTTTGCTTCAGGAGCCAGTTTATGTAGATGTGAGATTACACAGAGCACACTCCATATTGTGTATAAAATGGCCATTAGCGTTTTTGATACATCATCGACTTGAAAGTGAAACAGTGCGCTCATAACCATCCATGCTAATATTGGCAAGCTGATTAGTAATGACAAATAAACGAGCGATATAAACCCACTTCTTTTTATTTTTATATCTGACATTAATGAAAAATCAATTTTATTTAGTGCCGCTTCTTTAGTTATCAATCCATATTTAACCTCTAAAAAAGAATTTATCAGAAATATTATTTTTTCTCTTAACCTCTGTTCCGAAAACTCATTTGGCAAAATTAAATCCAGTTTCATCTCATCTATATAACTGATGAGCAGTTCTACTCTAGATCTAATCATCATATTTAAATCACTTTCCCCTTCACACTGCGCACCTATAACAACCATCGAGTTCTTTATTTTATTTATATCTCTTAATAGGATGTCCATATCAGTATGTTTGGTATAAAAGTAATTTTCAAAATTGATTAAAAATGAAGTAAGATACAGTATTACTCTTGAGTTAAGAGTTTCAGCTTGATGCTTTTTAAACGACTTGGTTCTTGCCATTAGATATGCAAGAAAAAGAACCATCAAAAATGACAAAAGAACTAATGGCAAGCACAATATAACATAGAATATAGTTTCAATAACAAAATCAGGCAAATAGGCATGACCTTTCATAAATATAGAGAATGAAATCATCATCATGATATTCATTACAAAAAATAAAAACCAATCCCTTGTATTTTTAGGCGCAGAATGAATTGAGAAAAACCTATTAAACATATTAAAATCTTTCATCAAAGCTGGATTTGATTCATCTAATCTTTTTAAATAACTCTTAGCCTTATTGGTTGTTTTTAGTTTAAAGCGAATAAACCTCTTTCCAAGCAACCTGCACAGAGCATCTAATAGAATATTTTTAAATGAATTCAATCTGGAGTAATAAAAAAACCGAGCTATTGGTGCGACCCACATGTATGAGAAAGATGCACCAAAAATCATAAGAAGCCATGTATTCATCATGGTATCTTTATTAAAAAAATAATCCTTTTCTTCTATGAGACCAATTAAATAATTAATTTTATCGCTAACATATTCATTTAAAAGCAAATATATTCCGCCACCCATGATGATTTGCATCACAACTAAAAAGGTTACAGGGTAATAAACCTCCTTCCTTTCTAACCCGGCATAGTTTTCTAAATCTTGTTGAATTTTAGAAACGCGCTCATTACTAATTGAACTCAATGTTGAATTTTGAATTAAAATATAATTATAGCGCTCATGAAAACCCATAAACACCTCTTCTCAGTTAAACATTTTATGGATAGGATTTAATTTGATTGCTGCTTCAAGATGATCAGGCGAAAAATGGCTATAACGCATAGTCATTTGAATAGTTGAGTGTCCTAGTATTTGTTGCAACACCAGTATATTTCCACCATTCATCATAAAGTGACTTGAAAATGTATGCCTCAAAACATGGGTGCGTTGGCCTTCTGGCAATTTAATGTTCGCCCTTTCTATCGCAAACCCGAAAGCATCATAAGCATTGTCAAATAGTCGACCGCGACTTTTTAGAATTAATGCATGAAGCCCTTTCGATATTGGGATAGTGCGATTCTTTTTACTTTTAGTATTGGTATAGGTAATTCGAAATGGCATAACTTGAGATTGTCTCAACTGCTCGGCTTCACTCCAACGGGCGCCGGTTGCGAGGCAAATACGAACAATAATGCCAAGATCTTTATTTGATGATGCGTCACACTCATGGAGTAATCTTTTAATATCCTCCTCGTATAAGAATGACAGTTCGTTTTCACTCTCGCGAAAGAGTCGCACACCATCAAGTGGATTATCGCCTTTCCAACGTCCCAGCCTTTTTAGTTCATTAAACACTGCACGTAAGTAAGCGTGTTCACGGTTTACTGCGGCTTCTTTCGGTAGTTTCTTGATGCCATGCTTTGGATTAGCGGTGAAGTCTCCCGCCAGTCGCTGCTTACGATAGCCAGCAAACATTTCTTGGTTGAGTGTAAAAGCATCTGGATCACCCAAGTTATGACAGAGTGATTTCAATTTTTGCAGCCTTGCATCGCCATCGGTCAAAGACCTTCCGTGTAATTCATACCAATCATTAACTAACTCACTGAGGCGAACCGCACGGTCTTCCGCCTCAATCGTGTTTATGGTGGATTCGCTGCTTTTAGCGAGCTGCTCTCGCTCGTAACGTAAAGCCTCGCCGCGAGTTGCAAAGCTTTTGCGAATTCGCTTACTTCCTCTGCCAGCCGAGTAAAAATCACAAACCCACTTTACGCTTTCGGCTTTTCTCACAGACATACAGTTTCCTCAAAAAAACAAATGAGGACTTTTTACTGTATGTAAAAACAGTGGTCAATGTTTGATTTCTGGCTTTTAAACATGACCACATAATGAGCATCAAGCAGAATGTTGACGCCAATGTTCTTCGCTGATGATCTTCAAAGAGTGTCCCTTTTCACGGTACTCGATGGCTTTTTCTATTTTTCGGCCATAGCTTTGATAGCGCCAATCTCTTGAACTCAAAGTCCCTATAATCAGGTAGTCTAATTTTTGTGTGATGTCATCGATTACAATTCCGCCTGCCGCCTCAATTTCAGCGGCACATGAGGAGCGCGATCCGCAGAGAAACTTTCCTGTAAGACAAACCACAGAGCCTTTGATTTTTAACTCATCCACATGTTCAAGCGGTGAACGAATTGAAAGACCATCAACCGATCCAGTAGCTAAATCGCAGCCCGTAAAAGCTATCATGGCCTCTTTCAGTTCTTCTCTTTCATCAGGTGTTGCAACACCATCAGCCAAGATGTTCTCAATCAGAAGATAAAGATCTTTACCCGGGAAGTTTGTTTTTAACAAACCATTATTGGATAACCACCAACGAAGATAGCGGATCTCATCTTCTGTAAGCTCATGATTGGCTAACATGCCTTTACACAGACCTTCTAGAAGGTGTTTATCAGATTCGGTTGAATAGAAGTCAACGTCAGGGGTATCGAGAAGGTTTTGTTGAATATTTAGTAAGTCATCTTTGAATTGCTTCAATTCAGCTTCTTCGATGATGCCATCTTCTAAAATGGCTACAATTTTATCCCGAATAACTTGGACGCAATAATTTTCGCTGATTGCTTCTGCTTCCAATAACCAAGTATCAAGGTAAAGTAATTCTTTGGCATCAACCTGACCGTCACATGTCATACCCTCTATGATATTGACAAGATTTGCCAGTAACTTATCTCTGTTGCGTGTGTAGTTATAAACACTGAGTTTTCTATCCATAGCGCCCCCAATTAAATTTTATGTTTGATACTTCCTATAACCTTCGCGATTAATTTAACTTCATCAACAGGCCAATCCACACCTTCGATACGCCAGTGATTGCCCGGCGTTCTTTGCAACGTTTCGCATCGCACAACATCAGCGCGCTGAGTGATCCATATTCCATCGGTCGGTTTGGCAAAATCTTTATCGACCAAATAAAACGTGCTGACTTCCGGCACCTGAATGATTTCAACCTTCTTGTGACCTGACGGCAATAAAGAAGCCTGTATTGAAACCGGCTCCCGCAGCTGCAGATACCCAGAATCGATAGAACTAAATGGCAGGTTTTCAACTTTAGAGGACTGTTGTTCACTTTCGCGAACAGCAGCGATTGCTGGCTCACCTTTTCCCGTGGCAAGCCATTCAAGTGAAACTCCAGTATCTAAGGCGCATTGCACTACGGCTTCACCGGCAAAGTATTCACGGCGAATCCATGTACTGACCGTGCCATGACCGACACCAATCTTTTCGACTAATTCCCTCTGCGTGGAAAAACCGTAGGCTTTCAATAACCTATCAACTAAAGCTTGCCCGCCTGAAAATTCCATTCAACTTTTCCACCATGTGAACGTTGACTGATTCAAATTTGAAATATAGCGTAGTCAATATTGAATCAACGAACGCAATTACCCGCATTTACCTTAACGAACAAGGATGCATGATGAATTCTCCACTTTCAATTACCTTGAGCAGCCCTTATTTGTCGCTGCCGGAATTCGCAAAAGTGACCGGAATACCTTACGAAACCTGCCGCCTGATGGTGAAAGATGGTCGCCTACCAATCAGGTCAAAAGCTCGCAAGATGGAAAAAGTGCTCATCAACATGATCGCTTTAACGAAAGAAGCTGACTTTCAGTCACGTTAACATTCAATTTTGCCAATGATTGTGTTCGGCAGTGAGGAATTTGACTATGTTTGATTTCAAAGTCTCTACCCATAAGTTCTATGACGATGCCTGCCGCAAATTCGCGCTAACTCATAACATGGAAGACGTTGCGCAGCAAGCAGGCATGCGAGCGCAAACGCTGCGTAATAAGCTGAATCCCGATCAGCCTCATCAGCTCACCGTACAAGAAGTGTTAGTGCTTACCGATGTCACCGAAGATGCGACGCTCATTGATGGCTTACTTGCGCAAATCCAATGCTTGCCATGCGTCCCGGTCAACGAAGTTGCCAACGACAAACTGCCGCTGTATGTGATGAAAGCCACCGCTGAGGTTGGTCAGTTAGCGGCTGGGGCGATCTCCACTGAGCAATTGAGCGCTAGCTGCAAACGTAGCCTGCTGCAAAACGTTAACAGCGGTATTCGTTGTTTAACCCTCGCCGCACTAGCCGTTCAAGCACGCATACAGGCTAACCCTGCTTTGTCTTCAACTGTAGATGCGATCAGCGGCCTTGGCGCGTCATTTGGCGTGGTCTGAGGTGCAGTCATGATTTCATTTGCTGCACAGCTCAAAAAACGCAGCCCGTCGATGTCTTACGGGCATGGCTGGATTTTAGGTGACAACGGTAAGCGCTGGCATCCGGTTAAAGAGGTTTCAAGCGCACCACAAACTCAAGCAACACCCAAGAGAGGCAAATCATGGCTATCGAAGGCGATTCAATGCTTGTCGAACTGAGCGCCGGTCAACGTGTCGCGGCACTCAATCACGTAGCGTTGTTGCGCTCGCAATTTAAGGGCGCCGACAGTGAACAGGATTTATCCCGATTCTTCGACTCAATGCGTGATGTTAGAGACAGCAACTATCAGGACAATAAGCGCGCACTGAGCGCCATCTTTTTCCTGGCAAATATTGGCAAAGACCGACACAGCGCCGATTTTAGCGAATTAAGCATCGATGAAAAAACCGCCGTCATACGTGCAATGAACCAATTAAAAGCCGTCGTGAGTTTATTCCCTAAGCGAATGACGCTTTCTAACTAAATAACCCAAAGCAATTAACTGGCGTAAACCCGCCGGGATTCACTTTGCCTAAAACAGGAAATTACATGCAACGTAAATTATTGGAAGCCACACAAACTGAGTCGTACATCGAACTCGACATGATGCTCAATGACGCGCGAAAAGAGGAACGTCGCAACCGAGCAGAATTAATGACCTCACGCCTCAATGTGCTTGCCTGGAATATTCGCCGTGAGGAAATGTCATGTGTTGAGGCTGCTGAGTTGTTACAGCAAGAAGTTGAAAAACTGCAGACACAAATTGCGGAGGTGCACTAATGGCCGACTCAATGGATATTGTGCAGCAGCGCACCGAGGAAATGCTCGAACGTAATATCGCGCTCATCATTAACCGCCCCCCTGCGATTAGCGCTTCTTTCTGCGAAGACTGTGACGCCGCAATTCCAGAATTGCGTCGACGAGCCTATCTTGGCGTTACTCGCTGCGTTTCTTGTCAGGAGATTGAAGAGCAGCGCGGAAAACACCTGCAGGCTAAAGCCTGATAACAGAGAATTATGCTTACCCGTGGAATGCTCCACGGGAAGCCATTGCCAGTCCCTATCCTACTTATAAGGAACTGCGAAGCCGCGATCAGCTGATTGCGGCTTTGGCGCATGCTGAGCAGTTACTCGCCCAGCAGCCAACGCTGATTCAGCTCGATGTCAGGCGGCGCGTCGCCGAACTGGAAAAATCCCAGGGCATTGCCCGTGCCAATGCGTACTTAACAAAGACTTTTGTTGAGCGCACATTGCCACGCGTCGAATGTGTGAATGCAAAATATCGGCTCGACGAAATGAAGGCCGGCACATTTAATTTGCTGACAGAAAATGCCACTAAGGATATCGGTGCGGCGAGAGTGTGCGGCGCGTTATGGGAGTTAATGCGTCGTTTTAACCGATTGCCGGATATGGCTCGCGCCGATGTTGATTTGCTGGCTGGCGACATTGCCAACTTTGCCCTGGCTGAACTGGTGCAGGCGCATGCTCAATCTGACAACGAATCAGATTATAAATACACGCACCGCATTTACATGACAGCCTCAACCATCACTCGCGAGTTTAATCAGACACCGCCATTGTGGGAAAAAGTCACATCACGCCTATTCGATCCGGAAGAAGTCACCCCCGCGATCATGCGCATGCAAACCGAGAAATGGTGGAAAGGCCGTCTGCGTCGTATCGCGGCATCATGGCGTGAACATCTGCAAATCGCCCTCGCCAACGTCAGCAAAAAACATACGCCCTATGCCAGCAATATGACGGTGTCGGAATGGCGCGAGCAAAAGCGCCGCACGCGTGAGTTTCTTAAAGGACTTGAGCTGGAGAATGAGGAAACCGGCGAAAGGATCAGCTTAATCGACAAGTTTGATTCCAGCGTGTCGAATCCCGCCATTAAACGCTGCGAGTTGATGAATCGCATTCGCGGATTTGAAAATATCTGCAACGAGATGGGTTTTGTCGGCGAGTTTTACACGGTCACAGCCCCTTCTCGCTACCACGCCACTATCAAGACCGGTCAGCGCCGGTGCGCTGACGCGAGAAGCACACATACAGAGGGAAACCGATGCAAACCCGATACTCCGTGACTGGTCTGTTACTGCTTTGCCTGACGATGTTATCAGGCTGCACACCCGCCCCGCCTTCACCAGCGCCAGAGATTATCTGGATTGGCTGTCCGCGCGTGACAAGCTGCCCGGTACCGGGAAATAGCCTGAGAACGGCGGGCGATCTGGCAGCGGACAATCGCCAGCTTGAGGCGGCGCTCGCTTCCTGCGGGCTGCAGGTCGAAATCATTAAAGAGTGCCAGGAACAACACGATGCTGAAACCCCAACAACTCCGCAAGGCGCTGACCGACAGCGTGCCGCTGCTGCAGCGCAACCCTGACAGCCTGAATGTGTTCATCGACAGCGGGCGTATCGTGTCAACGCTCGCCACCTCGCTGTCGTTTGAGTATCAGTACAGGCTGAACATGGTGATCACTGACTATACCGGCGATATCGATCTGCTTATCGTGCCAATGCTGGAATGGCTGCGTGTCAATGAACCCGACATCATGGCGACCAAAGAAAAGCAGCAGACCGGTTTCACATTCAAGGCGGACGTCATCAGCGATACGGCCAGCGATATCAGTATTGATCTGCAACTGAGCGAGCGGGTGATCGTCAAGCGCGTGGGTGATGAACTGCACGTTAATCACGTTGGCGAAAATCCAATACCGGAGAACGATGCGCGCCCCGTGCAGCTCTATGCAGGCGGTGATCTGGTTAGCGAGTGGCGATTATGAGTGATCTACAACTGGTCAATGACCGACTGAATGCGTTGATTGCTAATCTTTCGCCGTCCTCGCGCAAAGAGATGGCGCGCAACATCGCGAAGAAGCTGCGCGCCAGCCAGCAGCAGAACATCAAACGCCAGCAGGCACCGGACAGCACACCCTTCAAGCCACGCAAGGCACAGCCTATACGCAGCAAAAAGGGCCGGGTTAAGCGCGAGATGTTCGCCAAGCTCCGAACCGCGAAATACATGAAAGTGCAGGCAACCTCAAATGAGGCAGTAATTGAGTTTACGGGACGCGTGCAGCGCATGGCGCGGGTGCATCATTACGGGTTGCGAGACAGACCATCGCGGGAGCGGAAAGAAGTGCGGTATGAGGCTCGACCATTATTAGGAGTAAATGATCAATTTAATGCATGCTTGGAAAATTATATTTATCAGTGCCTTGAGAAAGGATAAGATGACATTTTAATGTATCCATTTTCAAAGGACGTTCTAGTGAACAATAAAATTATTGAAGAAAATGAAATTAATGATTGGTTTGAATCAGAAGAAGATTCTGATGAGACGCTTTCTGATTCAAATCAGATATCTATTGAAGATAAGTTTGCTCAGTCACAACTAAGAGTTATTCGCACTTCAATGGATTTTACCTTACATCACCTTAAGCAGTCTTTAGAAGATAAAGAGTATATAAACGCTGCACCTAAATACCAACGCCGTCATCGCTGGGATATAAAAAAAAGGTCTCAACTTATTGAATCTTTCCTCATGAACATCCCTGTACCTCCTGTATTTTTATATGAAAACGATTACAATCAATATGAAATAATGGATGGCAGACAGCGAATAGACACCTTAAGGAGCTTCATGAACAATGAATTTGCTCTAAGAGGGCTTGAATTTTGGAAGGAGTTGGAAGGAAAGCGTCATCATGACTTGCCTCTTATCATTCAGAGAGGCTTAGCTAGAAGAACAATTAATGCTGTGGTTTTACTAGCGGAAACAATGAAAAATGGTGGCGATGATATGGATATAAGGAAAATCCTTTTCAAAAGATTAAATACTGGTGGTGTTCAGTTAAATCCTCAAGAGCTTAGAAACGCTCTCTATCCTGGAAAGTTCAATGAATTAGTTTCAAAGTTATCTCGGCATCCTACTTTTACTAACGCATGGGGAATTCCTGAACAACAAATTGATGAGGAAGAAACGCCTTCTGCAAAATTATTAAAAAATACTTTATTCAAGACAATGGCAGATTGCGAACTTATACTCAGATATTTTGCTATTAGAAGAATTGTCACTGAAGATCTCAAAGGCTCATTAAGAGGCATTTTGGATAGGACAGCAAAACAATATCAACATGCGACTGAGAAAGAGTTGGAAATTCATGAAATAGATTTCAAAAATACTATAGACGGACTATATGATATTTTTAAGTCCGAACTATTTATTATGCCTTCTACTGGAAAGCTAAGCCGCCCCCTATACGATGCATTTATGGTAGCTTACAGTTTAATTGACAAGACCAAACTTGGCGACCATAAAAAAATAGACCATATCATTAGTTCAGTTCAACCGGGAACAAAAGAGTATGATATTTTAATCGGAAAAGGCAACACTACAGAATCAATCAAAGAACGCATTGAATTAGCCACCAAAATTCTTCAGTCATAAGGTATAGCCATGTATACGACTTTAGATGATTTCCATGGTGATATAGCTAAGGCAAGACTTCTTTTGAGCATGACTGTTCTAATGAAAGATTTTTCAGGTATTGCAAATGCCGGAGAAAAATTAAACTCGCAGATTACACCAATAAATGATTCTGCGCGAGAAGATGGGGGTGGAGTGAGCGTTCAAGGTGAAGTTACAGACTCAACTGAACAAAATGATATTATAGATATCATAGAGAAAATAACTTCTCTTCATTCATGCGCAAGAAGCAATCACTCAAACCTAACAATTCTTAACGGCACCTTATTACTTTTCATTGCAGGAAGATTCGAATCATTCGTCAGAGAGACCTTTGAAGAGTTGTGTAAAAATATTGTTGAGATGGCTGATAAATTTTCACATTTACCTAAGGAAATGAAGGATAACTTGATTAAGTACACCTCCGATGTTATCGCCAACCCTCGGAAGTATGGGCATGGTGACAATGGGGTAAAAGCATTTGTACGAATTTTATCAAGTAACTTGTTAGATGATGTGAGTTTAATCGAGGTAAATCACCAATGCCTATCTGTAACTTATGAAAACATGCGCCCTGAAACTTTGTCAGAATTATTTAAACGAGTAGGCATAAAAAACATTTGGGAAAAGATATCTCAACAATCTCAAATCCAAGTTTATTTCGAAACGAGTGAAGCACAAAATGCTAGAAGCCAGTCTGAGAAATTTCTCAATGACATGATGGAGAGACGTAATCAAATAGCTCATCCATCGAGGAGCATTACATGGCCGGATGCTGACTACATCACAAGTGCTTTGGCATTTTTAGAAGCATTAAGCAGTGTTTTAATTAGCTCGTTAAATGCTCTGGAATATGAAGTTCAGTCAAAAGTAAACAATGCTCGAAATGGCTCACGAGCTTGAAGTCGTTGCTTGGAAGAGAAGCATGGAAATATTCTTGCTGGTAGATGAGTAAATACCACCCGTTTTGAACTCCAAGGTTGTTCATTCATGCTCTCAGTATGAATGAACAACTCTCCGAAATCCTGCGCCTGCTGCGCAACCTGATCCGCATCGGCACCGTGTCCGCCGTAAAACTGGACAGCGGGTTATGCCGCGTGGATACAGGAAATAACACAACTGGCTGGCTTCACTGGCTCTCCGCGCGTGCGGGTAAAACCCGTTCATGGAACGCGCCGTCAGTGGGTGAGCAGGTGCTCGTTTTATGCCTCGGCGGTGAACTCGATACCGGGTTTGTACTGCCGGAGATCTTCTCTGATGATAACCCCGCCCCATCCGCCTCCGCTAACGCCCTGCACTGGTCATTCCCTGACGGCGCCGTAATTGAGTACGAACCGGAAACCGGTGCGCTCAAAGCAACCGGCATTAAACCGCAACCATTGAGGCAGCGGTAAAAATCCTGCTGAGTACACCAGAGGTTGAATGTTCGGCGCACCTGAAAGCCAAAACGTTTGAGTTTTCAGAGGGCGGCAAGATGACCGGCAACGTCGAGCATAGCGGCGGGAAGTTCAATTCGAATGGCGTTGTTGTGGATGACCACGAGCACGGTGGCGTGCAGCGCGGCGGAAGCAGAACGGACGGGCCTGAATGAAGACAGCAAAATACCTCGGCATGAACCGAGAGACCGGCGAGGCGCTTAACGACCTCGACCACGTTCGCCAGTCAGTGCGCGACATTCTTTTAACGCCGCTCGGCTCCAGGGTGATGCGGCGCAAGTATGGCTCGCTGCTGTCGGCGCTGATTGACCAGCCGCAAAACGAATCGCTACGCCTGCAGATTATGTCCGCCTGCTATATGGCGATCCTGCAGTGGGAGCCGCGGGTAAAACTCACCGGCATCAATTTCGATTCTGATTTAAACGGCGGCATGGTGGTCGAGCTGACCGGCAACCGCACCGATACGACGCAGCCTTTTTCCTTAACCATTCCTGTGAGCTGAGAACATGGCAACTATCGACCTGAGCCAGCTACCTGCGCCCGACGTGGTGGAAACGCTGGACTATGAAATCCTGCTGGCCGAGCGCAAAGCCACGTTGATTTCTCTCTACCCGGAAGAAAAGCAGGCCGCAGTCGCCCGCACGCTGGCGCTTGAATCTGAACCCATCGTGAAACTGCTGCAGGAAAATGCCTATCGCGAAGTGATTCTGCGACAGCGCATCAACGAAGCGGCTAAGGCGGTTATGGTGGCTTACGCACTTGACGACGACCTCGACCAGCTCGGTGCGAATAACGGCGTTGAACGCCTGGCGGTGCAATAACAGCGGCGCTTGGTTTAATCACGTTGCCGGTCGTCGCTGTCGTGGCGGCCGTCGTGGCAGGTGCATTGATGATCCGTAAATATTGGGAACCTATCAGCGCATTTATGGCTGGCGTTGCTGACGGGTTTACTGCTGCGATGGGGCCGATAAGTGAATCGTTTGGCACGCTAATGCCGCCGTTTGAATGGCTGGGCGGCAAGGTCAAAGAGCTTTGGGAATGGTTTGGCAAGTTGCTGGATCCGGTTAAGTCCACGCAGTCGGAGCTGGCCTCTGCCGGTGAGATGGGTAAGAAGTTCGGGAACATGCTGGCGGAGGCTTTGAAGATACCGGGAGAAGCCCTTGATCAGTTGCGAGGTGGTATTGATTGGGTGCTGGAAAAACTCGGCATCATCGACACCAAATCTGATGGTCTGAAAAACAAAGTCCCCTCACCTGATCCGATAGCAACGGGCGGCGCTGGCGTAAATACGGACGGGTTGCAATACAGCCTGACAACGGGTGGTGCGCCCTATCGACCCGTGTCGGCACCGTCCGCAGGCGGCGGATTTACCGACCGCAGTAAGAACAGTTACCAGTATGAAATCAACATGCATGAAGGCATGAGCAAAGACGATGCGCTGGCACTTATGGCGCAGCATCAGGCGCGTGAGCAACGTAACCGACAGGCGCAGAATCGCAGCAAAATGAGCTGGGAGGATTAAGCGATGATGATGATCTACGGCATGATGCCGTTCATGCGACAGACGCTGCCTTATGGCGAGCTGCAACAGAACATCGATTACCGCTGGCCGACTAACAGCCGATTTGGTCAGCGCCCGGCGGCGCAGTTCATTGGGCCGGGTGACGAGAAAATTACGCTGTCGGGAGAACTTCGACCGGAGATTACTGGCGGCGCCATTTCTTTGATGACGATTCGGCTGTTAGCCGATCAAGGCATGGCATGGCCGCTAATTGGCGGCAGCGGCATGATTTATGGCATGTACGTTATCGAGAGCATTTCGAATACCCACAGCGAATTTTTCCCTAACGGCACGGCCAGCAAAATCATGTTTACGCTAAGTCTCTTGCGTGTGGATGAGTCTCTTACGTCAATGTTTGGCGATCTGAAAAAACAGGCTGATGGACTTATCAGTGGTGCGGGAAATCTGCCAGGGCAAATCACATCGGCCATCGGCAGCGTTAAGTCAGCGGCCGGCAATCTCATTTCACAGGCGGGAGGGTTGATCGGATGACCGGCATCAGTGGCCTGCCGGTGCAGATGGGCGCGCGCTTAACACCTGATTTTATGCTGACGGTCAATTCAAAAGATGTCACAGCGAACATTCGTGATCGCCTGCTATAGCTCACGCTGACCGATAACCGCGGCTTTGAGGCTGACCAACTCGACGTAGAGCTGGACGACGCAAACGGTCAACTGGCGATGCCGGTGCGAGGAGCTGTGGTAACGCTGTTTCTCGGCTGGAAAGGACAAGCGCTAATCGGTAAAGGGAGTTTTACAGTTGATGAGGTCGAGCACCACGGCGCGCCAGATACCATGACGATTCGCGCCCGCAGTGCTGATTTTCGTGGTTCGCTGAATTCCCGCCGTGAAGTGTTCTACCACGAAACAACCCTGGGCGATATTGTCACGCAGATTGCCGGTCGCAATAAACTTAAACCTATGCTGGCCGATGGCTTTGCCGGGATTGCGGTGGCGCATATTGACCAGACACAGGAGACCGACGCCAAATTCCTGACGCGCCTTGCCACGCTTTATGGCGCGGTCGCTGCAGTAAAAGCCGGTCGTCTGTTATTTATCCGTCCGGGTAATGGCGTCACCATTAGCGGCAAACCCATCCCACAGATGACCATCACGCGTAAAGATGGTGATCGGCACACTTTCAGCATCGCTGACCGTGGCGCCTATACCGGCGTATCAGCAAGTTGGCTTCAAACCAAAGACCCAAAGCCTAAGAAAGTGAAGCTGCAACGCAAAACGAAAGTGCGGCAGCTTCGCGCGCTTGAACATCCCGCAGCAAAGAAATCGAAAGCAAAGGTTGTTAAGCCACCGGAAGCGAAAGAAGGTGATTATCTGGCAGGCAGCGAAGACAACGTGTTTACGCTGACGACAGTATATTCCAGCAAAGCAACGGCGATGCGCGCTGCTAAAGCTAAGTGGGAAAAGCTACAGCGTGGCTGGATTCTCGCTTGCGCTGGCAATCGGGCGAGCTGA